ATTCCACGGGATTGGCATTTACTGTCCGTGAGATAGCGTCTGTGCGGTTTATGTTTGCTTCTCCATTACCGAACAGACCAACCACTTAACTGCATGATTGGCATAATATCGGAACTATACATAATATGGGAGATATACCATGCCAACAGTCAATTCACGCAAGAAACTCAAAGATTACATTTATCGCAAATTAGGCGCGCCCGTCATTGAAATCAATGTGGACGATGCTCAGGTAGAAGATCGCATTGATGATGCGGTTCAGTTCTTGGGCGAATACCACTTTGATGGGGTGGAGAAGATTTATTTACCATATACTATCACTCAAACCGACATAGATCGGGGGTATATCAGTATTGCCAATCCAAATATCTTGTCGATAGTCAACTTGTATCCGATTGGTGGAGAGTCACAGACTAGCACAGACAATTTATTCGGCTCCAGATTTCAGTACAGTCTGCAAGATTTCAACAATCTGATTCAGACGGATTTAACCAACTGGACAATAGTTCAACAGCGTCTTTCTATGATTCAGCAAATGCTTGAGCCAGAAAAGCAGATCAGATGGAATCGCATTACCAATCAGTTGTTCATTGATGCTGAGTGGGATGTTGATTTTCCCGTTGGCACCAACCTGATATTTGAAGTGTACTCGCAGGTTAATCCTGCTGACTATCCTGACATATACGACAACCATTTTTTAAAGAAGTATGCAACCGCGTTAGTTAAGATGCAATGGGGACAAAACCTATCTAAGTATAGCGGAATTCAGTTGCCTGGTGGTGTTACCTTTGATGGTAAAGCAATCTATGATGCAGCAAAAGAGGAAGCAGACAAACTGGAATTAGAGATGCGAGCATCCTTTGAACTTCCACCCGACTTCTCGGTAGGATAACATGGCACTAAATCCGTACTTCTCCAAATATGAACGAAGCGAGCAAACTCTCGTGGAAGATTTGGTGGTAGAAACCATCAAGATGCACGGACATGAGGTGGTGTATCTGTTCCGTGAATCTCCTGAGATTGATACGGTGTTTGGAGAAGATGCATTACCTTCGGTTTACAAGATTGGTAAACCAATTGAAATGTATGTGGAAAGTGTAGACGGATTTGAAGGCGAAGGAGACTTTATTGCCAAATTTGGTCTAGAGGTGCGCGACAACATGAAACTGGTGGTAAGCAAGCGAAGATGGAAACAAGAGTTCAGCGGAATCACAGGCGGAGATGGTCCTGGAGCAAACGCAGAGCGCCCAAGAGAAGGCGATCTGTTGTACTTTCCGATATCCAAAGGTATATTTGAGATCAAGTTTGTCGAACACGAAAAACCATTCTATCAGTTTGGTAAGAACTATGTGTATGGCATCTCTTGCGAACTTGCAACTTCTGCTGGCGACACATTTGAGACAGACAACACCGAGATTGATACAGTAGCAACTGGTATCGAACAAGGATACGCAGAGTTTGCATTGGATGTAACTTTGGTAACTGGAGCAGGAACTTACGCGCTTGGAGAAACAGTAACACAAGGTACTGCATCTGCCAGAGTGTTAAAGTGGACTCCACCATCAGGTATGACACTTGCTGTGCTACGATTAGAGCGCGTGGTGGGTGTGTTTACTGCCAGCCCAACACCAATTGTTGGTGCAGACTCAGGAGCGTCTTGGTCTTACTCTGCACAGATACCGACACAAATCTCGGTTGGGCCATCTAATAATACAGTGAATCAGAATGCAGACTTTGAGATTGAAATGGATCGCATCGTAGATTTCACAGAAAATAATCCATTCAGCGAGGACAATTGATGTTTAACAGAGATAATCCATTCTATCACCAATGTGTTCGTAAAACGGTTATTACGTTTGGTTCTTTGTTTAACAACATCTATATCGGTGGAGACAGCCCACAAAATCCTCCAGCGCGAATTCCTCTCACCTATGCTCCAAAGCAGAAATGGATTAGACGGCTTGGTGAAAGCAGAATGGAAAACGGGCAGACTTTCAATATGACTCTACCTCGGCTGGGATTTGCTCTGACCACTTGGCAATACGATAGCGGCCGTAAACGCACAACCATGACTAAAAAAGTGCGTGATACTAGTGCATCCACACCAGACAAACAAAAAGTTTATCGATTTGCAGAAGTTCCGTACACATTCACATTTGAGTTGTACATTATGCCAGACACAATGGATAATGGCCTCAGGATAGTCGAACAGATTCTTCCGTATTTTACCCCATCGTACACGGTCAGCATCAATTTCACAGACATTGACAAAAAAATAGATCTTCCTATCACTCTTACTTCGGTTGGTTGGGAAGATGATTACGAAGGAAACTTCGACTCTGGTAGAAACATGATGTACACCATGTCATTTGATGTCAAGGGATACATTATTGGTCCTCTACGCGATGCAAAGTTTGTATTGGAAACACAAACTGCTGTTCACGAATTTGCAGATATCGGAAAGCCAAGAGCATTAACACGAGACTTGGTAAGAATTTGGGATCGGGCAGTTGTGGAAGGAACCACAGGACCAGACGCACCTTTATCGGTAACTGGTACAGCATACGATGTGTGGCAAGATATTGAGTTGTTTGAAGACATTGATCCGTCTTGGAATGCAGGAGAGTAAAATGGAACCAACTAAAGGTGTTGATGATAAACTCGCCTCAGTTTTAAACATTAAGAATGATATTGTTCCTGTTGAAAAACCAATAAAAACATTATCGGTGTGTGTGCCAGAATCAATACACCCGCTGGCGCAAGAAGATCCACACGCAGCAAACGACTACAACGAGGTTCGCAAGAATCTGAAAGAACTCATTGATGTGGGAAAGTCTGCACTTGATGGTATTATGCAAGTGGCTAGCGAAGGGGAGGCGCCTCGCGCATATGAAGTTGCTGCTATCATCATGCGTCAACTTGTAGATGCAAACAGCAACCTAATTGATTTACACAAGCGAGTGAAAGATATTCGTCATGTGACAGCGCATGAGAAACAAACCGCACAAAATATCACAAACAATGCTATCTATTTGGGTAGCACCAAAGACCTACAAGAATACTTGAAACTACAAAAGGAAGAACAGCGCAAACGACTAGATGAACAAAGTGAATAAAGCATGACCCTGAGGCAAGAAGACACATATCTTGGTAATCCCAACCTAAAAGCAGCAAATACTGCTGTTTCTTTCACTCCCGAACAGGTAGCAGAGTATATGAAGTGCAGCGAAGATCCGCTGCATTTCATTAGCAAGTATATTCGGATTGTAACCCTTGATAGAGGACTTCAGACATTTGAACCCTGGCAATTTCAACAAGATCTGCTGCGAACGGTTCATACCAATCGTTTTGTGATTTGTAAGTATCCGCGTCAAAGCGGTAAATCAACCACAGTGCTTGCATATGCTCTGTGGTATATCCTTTTCAATTCCACTACCAATGTTGCACTGCTTGCAAACAAACTGCAAACTGCACGCGAACTATTAGGAAGACTCAAGACTGCATACGAGTATCTGCCCAAATGGTTGCAGCAAGGTATAGTAAGTTGGAACAAAGGTTCCATTGAACTGGAAAACGGTTCCAAAATTCTTGCGTCAGCCACATCATCGTCTGCGGTGCGTGGTGGATCATTCAATCTTATCATTCTTGACGAATTTGCTTATGTGCCTCACGAACTAGCAGAAGATTTTTTCTCTTCTGTATATCCAACTATCGCCAGCGGTAAAACTTCAAAGATATTGATTGTATCAACCCCGAAAGGATTAAATTTGTTTTATCGGTTATGGATTGGTGCCAAAGAAAAAACAAACGCTTATGTACCTGTAGAGATTCATTGGAGTGATGTGCCTGGGCGCGATGCCAAATGGAAAGCACAAACTATTGCAAACACAAGTGAAGATCAGTTTCGAGTAGAATTTGAATGTGAGTTTGTGGGATCCCTTCACACTCTGGTTGATGTTGAGAAATTGAGAACCATGGCGTGGCGCCGACCCATACAGAAAACATTGGACGGTATGGATGTGTATGAGCCGGCAAAACCAGATCACATATACACCGCAGTGGTGGATACTTCACGGGGAAGTGGTTCAGATTATCACGCCATCACGGTGATTGATGTTTCCCGTAATCCATATCGATTGGTTGCAAAGTTTCGCAACAACACGATGTCGCATTTGATTCTACCCAATATGATCGATAAGATTGCGAAAGACTACAACAACGCCAACGTATTGGTGGAATTAAATGATATTGGAGAACAAGTTGCCACAATTTTATACGAAGATTTGGAGTGCGAAAACTTACTAACCACCACCGTTAAAGGCCGGGGAGGTCAAATATTGTCAAATTTTGGAATTGGAAAACGCCAATTAGGTGTGAAAACTACCCATCCTGTAAAAAAAGTTGGTTGCTCAGTTTTGAAATCATTGATTGAAGAAAACAAACTCATGGTGGAAGATTTTGATATCATTAACGAACTATCAACATTTGTGTCGAAAGGTGACACATTCGAGGCAGAACCTGGCTATCACGATGATTTAGTGATGACTCTTGTGTTGTTTGCATGGATGACATCTCAACCATATTTCAAAGATTTTACAAATATAGATATCCGTAGACTGATATATGAAGAGCAGATCAAAAGAATTGAAGAAGATATGACCCCATTTGGAATGATTGATAATGGCCTAGTGGCTGATGACGATACCATGTGGTGAATGCCTGTTCTGAAAGTAAGAGTAGGCATAAATACAGGCACAGAAATATTCGGAACTTCCGTTTGATATTAAAAGGAGACACCCATGGGATTCCAACTTAGTCCAGGCGTAGAAATCAAGGAATTTGACTTTACAAACATTATTCCTGCTGTGTCCACATCATCGGGCGCGTATGCAGGTCGATTTGTTTGGGGTCCAGTTGATGAAATTTTGACCATCTCAAGCGAAAACGAACTCAGATCAGTATTTGGTAAGCCAAATGATGACAATGCTGCGGGATGGCTTACTGCTGCAAACTTCCTGTCATATGGCAACAATCTCAAAGTTGTGCGCGTTGCTGAGTCTGATAGTGCTTTAAATGCAGGTGCTGCTGTCGAAATGACTGGCGGCGACAATGTAACTGGATATATTCCAAACGAAAAAGCATGGGAAGACAACGAACAAAACTTTGGTTTGCTTGCCAAATATCCTGGAGATTTAGGAAATGCAATTGCGGTATATGCTTATAATCATGAAGATGATCACTCCGCTACAGGAACTCTTATATACAGCGAAACAGAATTGCGTTTCTCTGACATCTTTGATCGCGCACCAAACTCAATTGAAAGTCTTGGAGATCAGCAGGCAATAGGTGGCTCTGCTTGGGCACATGACAACGGAGTTTACGGTGATGAAGCCAATCTGTGTGTGATCGACCGTACTGGACAAATTTCTGGCATTGCAAACACTGTGCTTGAAAAGTTTGAAGGTGTATCTCTGTTTCCTGATGCCAAAAAATCAGACGGCACAAGCAACTATATTCGTACCGTAATCAATAATAGTTCTCAATATATTTGGATAGGTGTACAATATTCGATTGGAGACGCTAAAATTGATGATGATCGTGTACTTGAAACAATAACTCCAACCTCCGTTGGTGATGAAGGTGGACATCGCTTGACGGGTGGCAGTGACGGTGACGAACCAGACGGTGGAGACTTCTTCAATGCAGACGGAACAAGAGGATATGGCTTGTTCCTTGACGCAGAACAAGTTGATATTTCTCTGATATTATTGGGCGCACCAATTGGAACTAAAAATGATGAATTGTCAATCCCAGGAACACAAGGAACACACACCACTCTTGCCAAAGATATCGTTCAGGAGATTGCAGAGAATCGTAAAGATTGCGTTGCATTTGTTACTGCGCCTTATGAAAATATCTTCGATAAATCAACCGCAACAGATGTATTAGATGAACTGATTGAGTGGCGCAAAAATAATTTCAATGTATCCAGTTCCTACTGCGTGATGGATAGCGGATGGAAATATCAGTACGATCCGTACAACGACAAGTATCGTTGGGTGCCGCTGAACGGTGATATCGCAGGTCTGTGCGCTCAAACAGACTCTGATCGTGATCCGTGGTATTCGCCAGCAGGATACAACCGTGGTCAGATCAAGCGCGTAGTCAGGTTGGCTTTCAACCCCAACAAGACTCAGCGTGACGAACTGTATCAGTCGGGTATCAATCCTGTGGTATCCTTCCCCGGCCAGGGCACGGTTCTCTTCGGAGACAAGACTACTCTTGCCAAGCCAAGCGCATTCGACCGCATCAATGTTCGTCGTTTGTTTATTGTGCTAGAGAAAGCAATTGCCACCGCATCGAAGTTCCAACTGTTCGAGTTCAACGACGAGTTTACACGCGCTTCGTTTGTGTCGCTTGTGGAACCGTTCCTACGCGATGTTCAGGGTCGTAGAGGTCTAACAGATTTCAAGGTTGTTTGCGATACATCGAACAACACTCCCGAAGTAATTGACAGTAATCGTTTCGTAGCAGATATTTTCATTAAACCCAATCGTTCGATTAACTTCATCACTTTGAACTTCGTTGCTACACGCACGGGTGTAGACTTCTCAGAAGTAGCGGGTGGTTTCTGAACCATTTAAGGTAATTAAAGGAGACTAACATGGCGATAAGAGTAACAGATTTCGCAGCAAACTTAAGAGGCGGCGGCGCTCGTCCAAACATCTTTGAGGTGTTCTGTGGTAATGCGCCAAAGATTGGTGGTACACAGGAACTTAGCAAAATGACCTACTTGTGCAAGTCGGCATCACTACCTTCTTCAGAAGTAACTAGGGTTTCAGTTCCTTACCGTGGTCGTAACATCTATGTGGCGGGTGTACGACAGTTTGAAGAAACATGGAACACCACAGTCATCAATGACACCGACTTCAAAATTCGTCGGGCAATGGAAGCATGGCAGAATGCCATTCACTCACATGAAGGAAACATCGGTGAAACCGATATCAATCGCTACAGCACTGATATCACAGTAACACAACTGCACCACCTTGATGGAAAAGGATTGCGAACTTACAAGTTCAAGCACGCCTGGCCAGGAAGCGTTGCCGCAATCGAACTCGCAGCAGATAGTAATGATGCTATCGAAGAGTTTGAGATTCAATGGGCATATTCGTGGTGGACAGTTGTTCAACCACAGAATCCAAGCGGCCGCGATGGTGAAGCAGGACAGATTACGACTTCCTAAACGAAGTCTATATAAAGGTGAGGAGATTTTACTATGGCTTTGAGCGATCTGTTTGGCTTTCCACTTGGTAGACGGCACAAAAACAACAATGAATTGGGAGATAGGGGCAACAACAGACTAAAATCTGTTGTCGCCCCCAATTCTGATGATGGAACTGCGTCTGTAGAGATTGCGCCGTCGGGATTTTATGCATCCACGATAGATCTTGATGGTCAAATCAGGGACGAGAATAGCCAAATTAATCAGTATAGGTCTATGATTAACCACGGAGAAATTGAAAGTGCTGTGGATGATATCATTAACGAAGCAATCGTAACCGAAGAAGGAACCCCCACCGTTCGGTTGATTCTTGATGATGTTAATATGTCAGATAAAGTGAAAACCGCCATTCGTGAAGAGTTTGACAAGATTCTTAGAATGCTTGACTTTAACAATCGTGGATATGAAATCTTCCGCAAGTGGTATGTGGATGGTCGCATTTATTTTCATATGATTGTTGATCCTGAGCAGCAAGCAAAAGGCATCCAAGAATTGCGGTTTGTTGATCCTATCAATATCCGTAAGGTACAAGAGGTTAAGAAAGAGAAGCAACCAGGCACAAACATCGACCTGATTGGAGATGTGCAAGAATACTTCTTGTTTACACCAGAAATAAAGCCGGGTATGGGAACTGGTCAAGCGATCAAGATCAGTCCAGAATCCATCGCATATATCAATTCAGGACTGTTTGATCCTCAAAAGAAACTCATCATCAGTTATTTACACAAGGCAATCAAACCGTTGAATCAGTTGCGTATGATCGAAGATGCCGTAGTAATTTATCGCATCTCTCGTGCGCCTGAACGCCGAATATTTTATATCGACATTGGTTCTTTGCCCAAAACAAAAGCAGAAGAATACATGAGAAGTCTAATGAATAAGTATCGTAACAAATTGGTTTACGATGCTGCAACAGGTGAACTCAGAGATGAGAAGCGCCATATGAGTATGCTTGAAGATTACTGGTTACCGCGGCGCGAGGGCGGTAAGGGAACTGAAATTCAAACTCTGCCAGGTGGCCAGAATCTCAGCGAGATGCAAGATGTCGAGTATTTCAAGAAGAAACTGTATCGTTCGTTGAATGTTCCCATCTCTCGTTTAGAAAGTAACACAGGTTTTAATCTTGGACGCTCTAGCGAGATCACAAGAGATGAACTAAAGTTCTCCAAGTTTGTAAGCAAACTTCGCAGCAAGTTTAATGGAATGTTCTTACAAATTCTCCGTAAACAACTCATGCTAAAGAAGATTATTCGATCTGAAGAATGGCCTGATATTGAGTTCAATATTCACTTGGACTATCTGCGCGATTCTCACTTTACCGAGTTAAAAAACGCCGAGGTTATGAAGAGCCGACTAGAATTGTTAAACGGGGTAGACAATTATGTGGGACGCTATTTCTCTAATGGATGGGTTCGTAGGCATATTCTCATGCAACCCGAAGAGTTGGTTGCAGAACTGGACGGACAGGTGACCGCAGAGAAAAAAGAAGGCATCATCAGTGGAGAGCGAGATACCGCTCAAATCAAAACTCGCATTGATGCACTTGAAACCATTGACAAATATATTGGTAAGTATTACTCGCTTGGATATATTCGTAGAAATATCTTGCAACAGAATCCATCTGAGATTGCTGCCATGGACAAAGAAATTGAAACAGAAAAAGCAGCAGGTATCAAGCCAGAACCTCGTCCTGATCTGATCAAGGCACTTGGTGGTGTTAAAGCATATGGTGCGGGATACGATCAAAGTCCGAATGATGTCACCAAAGATGTGGATACTGGTCTAGACTCAATCGGTTCAAACAAAGATCCGTCTTTGAGTGCCGATCCAAAAGATCCCAATGCTCCTCAACCAGAACCAACAGCAGAGGGAACAAATAATACTATCACAGTTGCCGGTGCAGCAGCGGTACAAGATACTGCTTTAAACGGAGCGCAAGTAGAAAGTTTACTTACCATTATTAGCAATGTAAAAATGGGACTTCTTCCGAAAGAAGCAGGAAAGGCGCTTGTGTCTGCTGCATTTCCGTCACTTATATCCGAGCAAATAGATTCTATTTTTGATCCTATTAAAGTGGACGAGATTTATCCACAAGTTACTACTGATGTGCCTAGAGCAAAAACTCCAAAGATATCCAAACTACCAAAGGTGTAAACAATGCCAACCCCAATACATGACATCTATGCCGAGCAAGGTGCCAAGTTAGAGATTGAGTTTTTGTACGAGGACTCTAACGAAAACGGAGTGAATCTCACAGGTGCATCGGGATACACTCATGCTCATATGCAGGTACGGCCTTCTACAGAAGAAATCAGTACTGATGTGATTTTGGAAGTGGAAGACAATACTGCATCGGTATTAGGAGTCACAGGATATGCAGGAAAATTCATATTAACACATGGTGGAATTACGGGCAACATCCTGTTGGAAGTGGATTCAGACACAATGGCAGCAGTTCCGTCTGGTAAGTATTTTTATGAAATTAAACTGGTGAATGCGAGCAATCCGCTGAAATTGTTGCGAGGTAGATTCATTGTAGATGCAGGAGCAATACGATGAGATATCGAGTTAGAATAACTCAAGCCAGATCTTGTTTAGTAATTGTAAAAAACATAAATAAGATTGTTATTCGCATACAATCGCCAGAAACAAAAATAGTTTGGGTGTAGCCAATAGGAATAATTTAAATGTCTACAAACACGATTAAAATTAAACGCAGCACGGGTACGGCAGCACCTACAACAGATAATATTGTAGCCGGTGAACTTGCTACCACAATGGATAGCAGCAATAACGGTGCATCCAACAAGGTATGGCTTGGTATCCAAAATCAATCGAGCGGCGTAAGTGTTGTTCCAATTGGTGGTAATTATTACACTAGTGCAATTGACAATCTTGCATATTTCAAAACCATTGCAGTTCAAGGCCAGGGCAATGTGGTGGCAAACACAGCAATAGCAGGATCCACCCTAACTCTTGCTGGAGGTTCAGGTATCAACATTGCCACTGATGCCGCTACTGATACAGTTACCATTTCTTCTACAGGCACAGGCACAGTTACGGGCATCACATTTGGTGGAGATTATCATGTCCCCCCCAGTGTTCCTTTTCCTACAATAACAACTACAGGAACTGTACGGATTAAAGGGAAAGACAATGAAATTTATACTTATTCATCAAATGTTAGTGATCCAAATTCAATAGACATTAACATTGGTTTTACCCAGGATACGAAATTTATCGGAGAAATGAGGGCGCTAAAAATTATAACAGATGAAGGAACTGATGAGCATTATTATACTCTTGAGATTATCAAAGACCCAAACCCCGATAACGATGGCATCATCAATATTAGCAGCACCACCACGAATATTAGCAGCGTCATCACAAATATTAGCCACCCACTTGGCACCACGAATATTGATAGCGCCTACACAAATATTAAAAACCTGTATGCTAACTCCATCACGCCAATATCGAACGGCTCAGTGACAATAGCAAGTAATGCGATAATTACTGGAAACTTGACCGTCAATGGAACAACCACCACCATTAACAGCACAACCACCACGGTAGAAGATCCAATCTTTGTTCTTGGGGCTAATACTAGTAGTGATGACGGTAAGGATCGCGGCATTGAATTCCGTTGGTATGATGGAGAAAACTCCAAAATTGGATTCTTTGGATGGGACGATAGTGCTGGAGCATTCAGTGTATTGAGTAATGCAACAAACACCAACGAAGTTTTCTCAGTT